CCATCCGAATTGATGACCAATGGGTCAACGTAAATCTTTGCCCTGATGACAATTCTGTCAGCCTCCTTGGAACGGATGGAAAGAACCACTCCTGCGACCTTCACCCTGTTCATGTACTGTTTGAACACCGTTAAAACGTCGTTTGAAAGTGCCACAGGCTTGCCGTCCTTGTCACCGCTCACAAGTATTTGTACGCTCGTGCCCCTGTCTCTCACGGCTGCGTACTTCACCACTTGCTTGCTTTCGTCGATGTTGGCATACATATACTGTTGGGTGGCCTCGTTCAACACAAGGCTGTCACCGTACTGGAACGCCTTGGCCATCTTGTAGTACCATGGCACAGAGGCGACCACGGCCATGGAGACTTTTTCATCCACGTCCTTCGTATATTGCTCAAAGATGGCTTCAAGCACATGGCTACAGGCTGCCACGATGAAGAATATGATGTTCTCCAAGCTTACGGATGAAAAACAACGATTCCATGTGTCACCCTCTTTTAGCCCATATTTCTCACGGATGTTGGCATCTGCCATGAAGGCATCCGTCATCGTCTTTTTGATTTCTGATACAGTCCTTGCCATGTTACTCAAATTCTTGTGTAAATTCCTCGCCAAAGATTCTCAGGCGGACATTGCCGTTGTCCCTTGCGGTTGCAGGGCTTACGTCATTGTTCTTGCAATAGTTCTGCATGACTCTGTTCCATGTGCCGTCTGGAAGTTTCACCTCTGTTCCTGGCTCTGGGATGTCCGTGATGCCGATTCCATTCTTTTGGGCGATGGCTATCATGGCTTCCCATGAGCCAAACTCCTGGATGGCGATGTCTGCCATCGTCTGTCCGTCCTTGACCTTTGCCTTCATAACTTAATCTTTTTTGCCTTTCTTCACAGCGTTATATACAGAGCCACAAATGCAAGTGAGAATAAGAAGCCAAAAGGCATAGTTCAAGATTTTGTCCATATAGCCAGACTGAGATTTGACAATCTCTTTTTGTTCGTCTTGCCTTTGGTCATGTCGCTCGTTTGCCTTTTGCTTGTTGGTCTCATGCTGCGTCTGGGCCGTTGACTCGTTTTTGCTTGCCTTTCGGTTACGTTCCGTGCTTCGGTACTTTTCCTTGCTCAGGACGTTTCCGTCCTTGTCAAGTGTCAGCACGGTTGAATCCTTGATGTTCACGGAATCAATCACGTTCAACTCATATCGGATGATGGTGGAGTCCTTGAAAACAATGGAATCCCGAATGTTCACGGAATCCTTCAAGACAAGCTTCTGCGAAGACTCCACTTTCTTGCTCGAACCACAGGCGGCAAACATGATCACTGCCAGGAGTAAATAAATGTAATGTTTCATTTTGTCTTGTTTTTAGATGTCTTTGTACTCATCCTTGGCATTGAAGCAAGGGCAAGCCTTGATCCACTCATTGGGTGTTATCTTGCCATCATGGTTCAAGTCAGGGCTAAAGTCACGATGTCCCTGGATAATCGCATTTGGATATGTCTTGCGCAATAGCTTCAAGAGGCTCACCAATGATTTCTTCTGTGCCTCTGTGCGGTTGTCCGTTGGCTTTCCGTTTGCGTCGATGCCACCGATATAGGCGATGTTGATAATCTTTGAGTTCCATCCTTTCACGCCATTGCTTACCTTCTCCACGGCCAACATCTGATGAATCTTACCATCTGGAAGAATCACGTAATGATAGCCAGGGTATTTCCACCCCTTGCGCTTAAACTCCAGTTCGAGTTGCTTGATGGTTGTGCTTTGGCTGCCAGCCGTGCAATGGATTGCGATAAATTCTATTCTTCTCATTTTCTTTTCAATGCTTGGAGGGCGTTTTCCACATCCTCTGTTTTTACGTTCAGTTTACTTGCGATTTCTCCCACAAGAGCCTTCTTCAGGAGTTTGAGGAACGGCATGTTCGGGAAACAGATCAGCATACTTGCGGATGTGCTCCATAGCTCCACGAGGATGATGCAAATGCAGATGGCACTTGTGGTGAGTCCGTTGCTCGCCCCGATGAGCTTGTCAATGAGGATGAAAAGCACAATTACGGAACCATACACCGCCAACTTGCTGAATGAATCCCTGGCAAGCTCGCTCTTTGTGAATCGCTTTTGCTTCAAGCTGGATGCGATTCCCCAGGCTGCGTCCATCAGCACAGCTGCCACCGTGAAGCCCACCATCGTCTCGTAACCTGCCAAGAAATTGGCTATGATCAGGAATATGGCAAGGAGCCATCCCCACACAGTGGACAATACCACCGTCAATTTATTCAAGAAATGTTCTAAAACCATTTTTGTTCGTTTTTAATATTTTGCTTTTATTTGAATGCCAGTTTGGGTGATTGTCACCTTTTCGACGCTTTGCCCATCCATTTCCAGCTGTTCCTTGACTTTCGTTCTCCAATAGATTGGATCGTTGTCAAGCAACATGTCGCTGATGCCTACGCCAACGGATGGATTTTCTTTCAGCTCACCATTGTGAAGGGTAAGTAGCAGGGCTTGGTTCTGTCTGAGCACGTCACCCACCAGAAGAGAGCCATGCGACACCATTGGCTCCAGGATTGGAGAATCCTTGTTGTATTCAAGTTGTATTCCTTCCATGTCAATGCTTTATTTTCTCATCCTCATAGTCGCCCTTGTTGAACGACTTTGCGGAATCCGTTGGTTTGACCGTTGTGAAAGTTCCACCAGGGTGGCTCACGGTCACTTGGTGTGTATGGTTGTTGAAGGCTTCCACAAGCTCATTGATCTTTTGGGTCAGCTGCCCTATGTTGATGAGACCTCCAAGCTTGCCACCGTTGATGACGATCGTCTCAATGTGGTCAACCTGTAGAACGACAAGTTCCCTGAGGTCTCCCGACAAGCTGCCGATGGTCACGGCACTGCCCACCTTGGGTGTGACCAGCATCAAGCCATCGTCTTTTATCTCGGAGGCTTTGAGCCTTACCCCTGGGATGGTGATGCCTCCCACGGTCACCTCACAGAGGTTTCCGTCAACGGATTTCACTATACCTTGGTAGATGGCGATGCTCTTGCCTCCACCTGCCAATGCCCTCAAATGTTCCTGTAATTGTCTGTACTCATCCATAATCAACTCAATCTAAATCCTAAACTGACCTTTCTTTTTCCACCAGCACTTGAAAACTCGGTGTCAACGGCTGTCACAAAGTAAGTGCCATCCTTGTAGGGATAATCGGCATCATGGAGCGTGACGCTATCAGATGGACGGCAAACCGGTATGAGCCATCCTGTGATGCTTCCCTCGTAGCCGTCGAAGCTTCGACGTTTCACCTCCAGCTCGCCACGAGCCTTCATGGAGGGTTCGTCATTGGTGGCACACTTGATTTCTATCTTGTCGCCTCCAGTTGCTCCAGTCTCCACTTCCTTGACGGTTCCGTCTGGCATCAGGGCTTTCACGATGACTTGCACTTTCTTGTCTTCCGCACGATGATAGGTGAGGTTGTCTTCCTCCACGTTCAAGGCGAAGTCATAGAAGCATTCCACACCCATCTTTTCGCCTGGAGGGTGTATGTGCAAGGTCTCATCCTGTAGGTAGATGTCAGCCCCACATTCCTCCTGTACCTTTTTCAAGACATCGTAGCCAGTTGCGTTGTTGATGACAAACTTTCCGTATGTCCAGGAATAGGAGCACTCCACCTTGAATGAGAGACCACACCCAGAGACCACCTTGGCAAGGAGATCCTTCAAGGCTACCTTTTGAAGCACTTCGTTCTTCATGTCCTTTCGGAACAGAAAGATGTCATCCTCGCAATATAGCTTGACGTTCCCTCCATCGGTGGATATGCGTTGAAGCCATCCTTCGAACTCAGTTTCAAGTCCTGCCTCTTCGTAGCCAAGGGTGATTATCACCTTGTCGCCTCGCTTTAGCTTGTCTTCGACCTGGAGGGCATGGTTGTACTCTGATGCTGGAAGAGTAATGACAGCCGTGTCCGCAAGTAGTTCCACGCTACGATGGATTTCTACCTTGTCAATCATACAGAGCTTGTATGTGCCGATTCTGATGTCAAATGCCATGGTGTACATAATTCTATGCGTTTAAGTCGTCACGGCTCAACAGCAACTTGTAGATGTCATCACTGTAGGCCTGTATGGTGTAGTTTTGATTGATAGTGCCAGAAGTGAAGGGAATGTCCCAACTCTCGATGGCAAGTTGGCTGATGCCGAATATCTCAAGCAATGGATTCAGTGCCTTCACGTGACCAGCCTCACAGAAACTTCTGAGCTTTGCCACGTCCGCCTCAGGGTACTTGCCATCCATGCCCATCAAGATGCCCTCGATTCTCACGCTGTAGTCATCCTGCGTCCAACGTTCCTTGATGCTTCCCCTGATTTTGCCCTTTGAGACGTTTCGCCTCACAAGTATGTTCTGCCCATTGACGCTGATCATTGGCTCCATGGGGAAAAGCCACTCTTGCGCTCCAGACTCTTCAAGCTGGAATCGAAGGGGCAAGACCATCGGCACGCCTGTCGCATTCGTGCGAACCACGTCTTCAAGCTCTGCATCCGACATGGTTTCCACGTCAAAGCCCGAACTGTCTGGAATGGTCTTGGCCGCTGACATGTAGCCAAGGTTCACGCCATGGAAGTTGTTCTCTCGAAACAACCAATAAGGAGGAACCTTGGTGAGTCCCATGGCTCGCAAGGCCAAGTTTTGGAGTATGAATCTGTTTGTTGTGCTCATCGGTCTGTACTTGTTGCGATTGACAGGGCACGGTTCATGCACTGGAGCACGATACGCTCCAGGTCTGCCGTGTCGGTCTTGTCGTTCATTGTTACTTGTATGGTGTCGAAGAACTTGCCTATGCTGATGTGGATGTTCGAGCTTCGAGACCCACCAGTGGCAAGGGCTTCGGCCGTGGACTTACCGCCACCATGCCCACCACGTCCACCTTTTCCTCCCTTTCCTCCCTTGCCGTCACTTGATGGTGAGCCGAATGAGAAGGCTGGGCTTCCTTTGGTGGAAGGGCTTGAAATCTTGTGGTCAGAAGGCTTCTTTCTGTCCTTGGCACTTTCCCTTGAATAGTTCTTGTCGAAATCTTGCTTGATGCCCCCAGCGAGTTGTTGGGTAGCCTTGAAAGCCTTGGTCGTGCTGGTTATTCCTGTCAAGTCCTTGACACCATCCACTGCACTCGACCATGCACCGCTGAAATCTCCATTGAAGAGCTTCGCCAATGCCTGTCCCACCTTGCCGATTCCACTGAGGAACGTCTTGAAGCGGTCTATGAGGTAGTCCTTGATGATACCGCCAAGTCCCTTGATGACCGACCACATGGTCAGGAGAAAGGCACGGAAACCAGCGAATTTGTTCCAACAATAGACCACACCTGCGACAAGGGCTGCGATGGCAGTGATGACAAGACCTATAGGGTTTGCGTTCATGGCGATGTTCAACAGCCACTGCACGCCTTCCCACACCTTGGTCACGGCCGCCACCACCTTCATCACACCCACAAGCCCCCATAGGGCTATTGCCTGGGCATTGAAGGCGATGGCTCCAACACCAGCTACTACAGCCACATAGGCTATTTCCGTCTTCCACTTCATAAAGAAGCCGATGACACCGCCAACGATGGACAGAAGGAATTGAAGGGCGGACGCTATCGGTGGAACCAATGCGCCAACAATGTCCATCAGTCCAAGCACAACAGGCTTGATCGCATCAAACATGCCGGTGGCTGCTTGCCTGATGTTTCCCATCATGGTGGAGAACTTTCCTCTGACAGTCTTGCTCAGTTTGTCGCTCATGCCGTTGAAAGCACCGCCCTCGCTTGTGGCATGGGCGATGGCTGCCGCCACAGCATCAAAGCTAATACGTCCCTTGCTCATCATGTCCTGAAGCTCTGCGTATGTCTTGCCTGTCATCTTCTGGAGTTCCTTCAAAGGGTTGAAACCTGCATTGATGAACTGCATCAAGTCTTGCCCTTGCATCTTTCCTGCCGATGCCACCTGTCCAAAGACAAGTGAGAGACCGCCAAGCTTCTCCTTGTCGCCCATGGCAATGTCGCCAAGTTGTTTCAGGTATGGAACCACCTTCTGTGCGCTTACACCGAATCCAAGCATCATCTTGGCATTGTTCTCCAGATCAAGAGGCTCAAAGGGAGTCTTTGCTGCGAAGTTGTAAATGTCTCCAAGCATCTTGGCTGCTGCCGTCTCATTGCCCACAAGTGTCTTAAAAGCCACGCTCGTTTGCTCGGCTTGTGCACCGATGGACGAGATGGCTGCGACACCTGCACTTGCAAGGGTATAGGGATTCATCAGGAAATCCATGCCAGGGAGGGACATCAGGGAGGTCTTCAAGTTAGAAAACGAAAAGGCAGATTGGAGGCGACTTTTTACAAGGGTCGCCTTTCTGGTGATGTTGTCCAGCTGCTCAGACGTTCTTCTTGCCACACTCAGCACATTGCCTTCGTTGGCTTGCAACTTGATAAGAAATTGAAGTACACTTTTAGCCATCTGTCTTATTCTCTGCTTCTTTGATTTCCTTTAAATACCTGATAGTCCACGCCCATTCCTCATCTGAAAGCGTATCAGGATCCAGGAATAGATTATATCTCAGCAAGGTGTTCATATAGAGAATGTCCTTTGCCTCGACATCATCTATCTCTGCATCCTCTAAAGCTTTTTTATCTCAGCCTCCTTGATTGCCAGTACGTCTTCAAGTTGCGAGCAAACTGCGAAGAAAAGATCATCGTTGGTCTTGATTTCCTCGTCACCGTCAAGCCAGATCTGATTGAGCAAGGTCTCTTGTGCCTTGATAGGGTTCTTCACCACTGACACATAGCTGTATTCCTTACGGGTTGGCTTACGGACAATACAGCTTTTGCCCTGAGTCTCTATCTGGAAGATTTCTCCATGCAGCTTCTTCCACTCTTCTACTTTTTGCTTATCTATTTTCATTTTTCTATTATTTGAATGTTATTTGAATGGTGTTCAAACACTATCCTTTCTTCTTATCCACAAAGATGAAAGGAAGTTCCTTTTCCTGGAACTTGTCACCCTGCTTCCACTCGGTGTTGTCCTCAGTGAACTCTGCACCCACAAGGATGTCTGTCACGATGACATCACCCTTCGTGGCATTGCCATAAGACACCACAAGGTCGAAAGAAGCGTCAAGGATGTCGCCACCGCAAGCCTGGCTCAGTGCCTCATACTCGCTTTGCAACAGTCCAATGGAGCCATCGTAGGACTTGTTCCCTCGCTGCACACCTTGCGGTTTGTTGCCCTTGGCATACAAGGCTTCCTTTTCCTGCTTCGATGAGTATTTCACGGAGCGGAATCCTGTGACAGGGCGACCTGCCATGACAACGTTGATGTCGGCCCACTCGTATTCCTTTGAATTAAACATATTCTTTAGCTGTTACTTGTTTCTACTAAGAATCCCAGATTCACGTCCACGTATCGGGCATATCCGTATGGACGCACTTTCAGAGTCACAAGCACCTTCGAGGTACTGAGTACATTTTGCTTTTCGTCGATGTAGCACTGGCATCCCTCACCATCGGAATTTGCGCAAAGCTCACCATTGGCGGTCATCTTTTTGTTGATGCCGTTTTCCACGGTCTGCTGCCAACTTTTCACGATTCCAACTTGCAGCGTGCCGTCATCATTGACTTCCAGCTCGTCAAGGAGCATGTCAAGCATGATGTCGTATGCCAGGCGATATGCCTTGTCTATCACCCGACGGTGGGCGATGTGCGCATAGTCACCTGTAGGATCACAGGCCAGGTTGTCATCAGCAAAGAAGTAGCCTGAGCGTCCCACATACTTGCGTGGCACGAGGTAGCCCTTTTCATAGATTGCCTTGATGGTACTCTCGGACTCATCAATTTTCTTGGAACCCACATACATCTCCAATGGGGCAAGCGAGCCATCCTTCACACGGCCAATGTTGCGCTGCACTGGACTCTTGGCAATGCGCCCAAGCCACGTGCCGATGGTCGCTCCCTTGGAGGATGCCACGGTGTCACCGATGGCAATGCCCACACGGTCATACTTTTCCTTGGTCATGTCCTTCAATTCCTTCGATGGGTCAAAGTTGCGACCTTCGAGGATGAAGAACAAAGGGGCGTAAAGCTCGGTGGTCGCCCATTCTGCCAGCTGCTGTGCCTTTGGCATGGCAGTGAACACATCGGGGTCGATGCCGTTGATGCTTGTGCTAGACGCTCCCGTGTTGACATTGGCGATGCCGATGCCCCTCAAATTGCCGTTTTGCTTGGTGATCAAGTCTCTCGCATACCCTGCGTCCGTCCTTGTGTAATCACACATGTTGGTCAAGGTGGTGCTTGGATTGACTGGGTAGAGGACCAGCTTTGTGCCTGTTCCTGCCTCATCGTAGAACTCGGACACCTGCTTGTAGAGGGCTGCGTTGTTGGTCGCTGTCACTCCAAGCTCGGCAAGGTCATCCATGCTTGTGATGGAATAGGCTGTGTTAAGCACAAAGGTTCCTGCTACGGCTGCCGCACCGCAAATGAGGGCCAGGAGTCCGTCGGCACTCTCACCGACGGTTCCCAACTGGCCATTGAGGAACTGAATTTTTACTCTTGGTAATATCATAGAGTCTAATTTTACGATTTAACCTTTTAGGCTGCGTTGCTCTCAATGATGGCTGCGATACCCTTGCCGTCGTAACGACGTGGCGAACCACCTGTACGCACAAGGAATGAGTAGATGTCACCATAATAGGTTGGGTTGCCCATATCATCGAACATCTTCACGTCACCCAAGGCACGGCTCACACAGTCCTGCTGCCAGGCAAGACCAGCTGCAAGTTCAGTGGCAGCATCATCCTCTTCCCATTTCAAGATGGCTGCACCATTTGCCGTTGTGCGAAGCACCTGGGAACGTTGCATGATCTCAAAGCCATACAACTTGCCAAGAACGCCCCTTGAAGCATCAGCACAAGCGAGGAAGGCTGAGAGTTCCTTGTCTGTCAGGTCGTCAAGCAAATCCGCATACATGGCTGCATCAAGCAACATGAAACGACCATCTGCTGGCACGTCATCCATATTGAACCTTACGAATACTTTCATCACTACAGCCTTGGTGATTTTTTTACGATTGCCAGAGGCTGTCGCTGAGGTGTGGGCTTCACGAGCCTCGCCAGCTGTGAAAAACTTTGTCTTCAAGCTACCTGCCCACTTGTAGAGCAAGTTCTGTGCTGCTGCCTTTTGCAACTGCTTGCGGTCGTTGGAAAGAACGCTGTTGCGTTTGTCGTAGGAGAGTTCCACCGTGTCCACATTGGAGATGTGGATAGGGTCTGTTGTCAGCTCATCAATGTTGTAGGTGAGTTCGTTGTCCTCACGTTCCTTGATCTTCGCTGGTTTCTCGCTGCGGTTGATGACAACGCTCGAAGGCTTGCCAGCATTAGGGATGTGAACGGTCTTGTTGTTCACGAATACGGAATCGTCAATACTTTTCGCCATGAAGGAATTGTCTGGATAGAAATTCTCAGTGATGGTATTGATCCAAATTTCTCTGTTTAATGCCATTTTCTATAAAATTAAAAGTTATTACTCATTGTAGTCCACACCGAACTTCTGCTTGTAGAGGTTCTTGAAAAGTGCAGGGTCTTGGTCCTTCAACTGGGCAAGGTTGTTTTCCTTGTCAATCTCATCCCATGTCTTGTTGGCGAACGAGCCACCTGATGGTGTGTCTGGGTTGATGAAAGCCATGGCACGGTTGCTTGCACGTCCCTTCATGCCACCGATGAGCTTGATGGTGTTCTCACGGTCGCTCTTCAAGAGGTTTTTGAAGGGCTCCACCTGCTCATTGCTAATTTTGCCAGCCTTGACCGCCTCATTGATGAGAGCATCATCTTGCTCTTTGTGAGCCTTTTCAAGCTCATTCTTGTAGGTATTCACCGTTTTTTCGAGGATGGCCACCTTGGCTGCCTTGTTTTCCAACTCTCTGATGTGTGCCAGTACGGCACTCGAATCCGTCTTGTCCTCGAAGCTCGGAATCGTCTTGATGTCATCTATTAATGCCATTTCTTCATTGTTTTGTGGTTTGAAGTCAAACCGATTATTAAAATAGTTGTAAATGCCTTCTGTCGTTGTCGGTGGGTTGGCTACCTCATCCATTGTGTAGATTCCATCCACGAGCTTCATGTCAAGTGCCTCGTTAGCAGTTATCCAGTGATCCTGCCCATCGAAGTATTTCTTTGCCACGTTGTCTGCCTCCATGCCGAGGCGACCAGCTATCATGGTGGCGAGGTTTGACTGTAGCACTTCCATCTGGTCTGCCATTTGTCGAAGCTCCTTGGCGTTGCCGTATGTGCCACCGCTCACGTTGTGGAGCATCAGCTTGGCGTATGGACTCATGTAGAGAGGCTTGCCGCAAAGGGCGATGATTCCTGCGATGCTCGCTGCCACACCGTCTATATATATGGTGATGTCTTCCTTGGATTGTCGGAGGGCGTTGTAGATGGCCATGCCGCTGAAAACATCTCCACCCTGGCTGTTTATGCGCACTTCGATCTTGCAGCCCTGGTCACTCAATGCGAAAAGCTCGCTCACCACACGGTTGCTATCTACGGAACGCCCTTCACCGACTTCTCCATAAAGCATGATGATAGCCTTGCCATCACCTTTTATTATATTGCGAAATTTCTGTTTCATGCGTTGAAATTTTTTGCAAATATCGGGATTTTTTTCGAGTTGTCCAAATCGTGGTTTTATGGTGGTGTCCATGGACGCTACGGTGGTGTTCGTGGACGCTACCATAAAATCACGATTTCGTTTTTTGCGGATTTTTTTAGAACTTTGCAGAATCAAAACTATATAAATATGGTAAAAAGTAACATTGACAAGAAGAGCATTGCAAAGGATTTGTTTATCAAAAGCCGATGCACACAGGAGGAAATCGCCGAGAAGGTGGGAACCACCAGGCAGACGGTCTCCCGATGGATCAGGGAGGGCAGATGGGAAGAGCTACGTGTCTCCATCACTATCTCCACGGAGCAGATCATAGCGGGGATGATACGTCAGATCAGTGACATACAGGATGGGGCGAACGCACGTCCCGAGGGTCAGCGTGCTTTGACGGCCAAGGAGGCAGACACCATTGTCAAGCTGTCTTCTGCCATCAAGAAATTACAGAATGAGGCAGGAATCACAGACATAGTGAACGTGGGCATCAAGTTTACCAACTGGCTTCGCTCCATTGACATAGAAAAGGCCAAAGAGTACAACGAGCTTTGGGATTTATTCATTAAAGATCAGTTGAAATGACACAAGAGGAAAGAAATGCCCTGCAAAGGTGGGCAGAACACCACAAGGCACTGGCTGCCGATGTACCTGTGGAAGACTGGCTCTCACAGAGTGAAATCGACAAGAAGAGAAAGAAACTGGAGGAAGACCCAATCAAATGGATCAAGTACTTCTTTCCCAAGTATGCCAAGTATGAGTTTGCGCCTTTCCACGTGCGTGCCATCAAGCGTGTCATCGAGCATGATGAATGGTATGAGGTGCTGTCTTGGAGCCGTGAGCTTGCCAAATCTACCGTGGCGATGTTCATCTGCATGTACCTTGCGCTGACCAAGCGCAAGAGGTTCTTTGTGTTGGCATCCGCCACCATCGACTCTGCCAAGCGTCTGCTTGCGCCTTACAAGATCAACTTCGAGTCGAACCCACGAATCCGTCAGTTCTATGGCTCACAGACAACCCTCGGACAATGGACGGACGGGGAGTTCACCGCCAAGTGTGGGGCAAAGTTCGTGGCGTTGGGTGCTGGTTCTGCCCCTCGTGGTGCCCGAAACGAGGAAGTTCGCCCCGATGTCATCTACATGGATGACTACGACACGGATGAGGATTGCAGAAACCCTGAGACGCTAAAGAAGAAATGGGACTGGTTCGAGGCCTCGCTTTATCCTACACGCTCCATCTCTGAGCCTACCTTGATCCTGTGGTGTGGAAACATCATAGCCAAGGACTGTTGCATCAAGAGGGCTGGAGCCAAGGCAAGGCACTGGGACATCGTGAACATACGTGACAAGGATGGGCACTCCACATGGCCGGCCAAGAACACGGAGGAACAAATAGACACCGTACTCTCAAACATATCCACCAAGAGCGCACAAGCCGAGTACTTCAACAATCCTGTGAGCGAGGGAACTATCTTCAAGTACCTGCCATTCGGCAAGGTTCCACCGCTCAAAAAGTTCAAGTTTCTCATTGCCTATGGCGACCCTGCCTATTCCGACTCCAGGAAAAAGGCAAGCTCCACCAAGGCCCTGTGGCTCATCGGCAAGCATAAGGGTGTGTATTACATCATCAAGGGATTCCTTGCCAGGGAACTCAACGCCACCTTCATAGGCTGGTATTTCGACATCATGGAGTATGTGGGAGGGAAGACCAACGTGTACTACTACATGGAGAACAACAAGCTACAAGACCCTTTCTTCAACCAGGTGTTCAAGCCCCTGCTGCGTGAGGAATGCAACCATCGTAACAAACAGCTGTACATCAAGGGCGATGAGCGCAAGAAGACGGACAAGGCGACCCGAATAGAGGCGAACCTGGAGCCGATTGACAGAAACTGCGGGTGGATATTCAACGAGGAGGAGCGTGACAACCCACACATGCAGGAACTCATCAACCAGTTCAAGCTCTTCGAGATGCACCTTCCATACAATGCCGACGGCCCCGACTGCATAGAGGGTGGAATCACCATTCTTGAAAACAAGGTGGTGGAAATGGAGCCGACCGTCACCATATCATACGAGGAATTAAACGAGGACAACCCATATAGAATGTAACTATGGCAAATTTTATCAATACTTCGGACTACGATGCAACCATACATCGTGAGATCCTGGACTCCCTCCTTCGCAAGGAGTCCACGACATACGACCCACAAATCATTGAGATTTGCGAGGACAGGGCCATCTCTGAAATGAGAGGCTACCTTAACAAGACATACGACTGTGACAAGATCTTCTCAGCTGAAGGCGAGGCAAGAAACCCTCTTATCCTGATGTTTGCCATCGACATCACTGTCTATCACATCTTCTGTCAGCACAACCCTTACAAGCTGGCAAAGATACGGCAAGACCGCTATGACCGTGCCATTGAGTGGTTGAAGGGAGTGATGAAGGGAGACATCACCATCGACGGTGCTCCCAAGTTGCCCGATGAGCAAGTTGCAGACAATTCCAGATGGCAAATCTGGGCGGATGACCTAAGACCTACACTTTTATAAACAAGAATTGATATGAAAAAAAATAAGAAGAGACTGGGACGCAAGCCAAACGGTGGAAGTTCCAACAAGATAGTTCAGGGTGGTTTCAGAAAAGTAGAGGGAAACCGCCCGCCAGACGTGTTCCTACAGATGCCTGAGCTTTTCATGTTCAACATGAAGGACTACATGGAATCCGTAAGGAGTGCCAAGAGCGTGGATTTTTCGTACCGTGTCAAGTTGTTCGACATGTATGAGTCAGCCCAGCTTGACCTCCACCTCTCTGGTGTGCTCGACAAACGACTTCGTGGTGTCACTCAGATTCCCATTGAGTTCCAACGAGACGGCAAGCCCGATGAGGATATTTGCCGTCAGCTTCGCTCTCCATGGTTCAAACAGTTGCGAAGGGATCTTGTCATGTCGAAGTTCTATGGCTTCACCCTCGTTCAGTTCTACTTGGATGATGATGGGAACATTCGCTATGACCTCATAGACCGAAAGCACTATGATCCTGTCTTCCACAAGCTCTTGAAGCACCAGGGCGACCAGGACGGCATCGACATTGAAGAGTTCGACAATATCCTTTTTGTCGGCACTGAGCGTGGATTGGGCATCTTTGCGGAACTTCTTCCTGCCGTGCTCTACAAGCGTGGCGACATGAGCGACTGGGCGAAGTTCTGCAACATCTTTGGTATGCCCATCCGTGAATACACCTATGATGCAGGTGACGAGGATGCTCGCAAGAAAATCATTGCCGATGCCAGAAACCAAGGTAGCAATGCCGTGTACATCCACCCGAATGAGAGTGAGATGAAGCTGATAGAGGCAGGTAACAAGACTGGCTCTTCCGACCTCTACCAGAACTTTGCGGAATATTGGGACAGCAAGATTTCCATCCGTGTGCTGGGCAATACCCTCACCACCGACACAAAGGACACTGGCACGCAAGCCCTTGGAACGGTTCACAAGGAGGAAGAGGATGACATGAACGCTGATGACCGTGATTTCCTGCTCGACATCCTCAACTATGACATGAAGGCCATCTTCGAGAACCTTGGTTTCAACGTGGAGGGTGGTGAGTTCGTCTATGCCCACAAGGACAAGACGGAGCCTCAGTCCATGCTCAACATTGTGAAGGGGATGAAGGAAATGGGGCTGCCGATGGATGATGATTGGCTCTATGAGACGTTTGGCATCGAGAAGCCAAAGGACTACGACCAACAGAAGCAAGCCATCGAAGTTCAGAAGCAAGCCTTGCGTGAAAGTCTCCAGGGAGGTGGTGGCGACAAGGACAAGGATGATAAGACAGACGATGAGGGAAAAGACCCTAAAAAGAAGCCTTTAAACACTGATAAAAAGGCGTTCAAAGACCGCTTGAAGAGTTTTTTCGGAGTAGCCCCAGCTATCGGGGCGGACACCGACTTCTGATTGATACGCTTTATTATGGAGACCATCAATGCCAGTGCGGACACCACCATTTCGACAACGTGGATGGTGCAATCCGCTTCAATGCAGACATTCTCTCCCAGTTCCTGAAAACCATTTATCGGGGCTTCGATACCGAAAACGGAATAGAGGGAGCCATGTGGCGTGAGGTGCTGCGTGTCATCAACGAGGGAACCGTGGAAGGTCTTGCCAAGGCAAAGACCCCACCAACCCATGAGGAAGACTTCTACCGGGCACTCAGACACTCCAACGAGGTGTTTGCCGCCTTCAAGGTTCACACCATGGGCAAGGAGATGGCCGCAAAGCTCTATGATGCCGACGGCAAGCTGAAGCCTTTCTCCAAATGGGTGGAAGACGTGCGCTCCATCAGTTCCCACCAGGTGGGTTCCTGGCTGAAGACTGAGTATGATACGGCCGTAATCCGTGCGCACGCTGCTGCCGACTGGAGAGAGTTCGAGAGAAACAAGGACATCCTTCCAAACCTCAGATGGATGCCTACCACCTCGAAGGAGCCGGAGAGAAACCACAGGGTCTATTGGAAGATGAAACTCACCCTCCCGGTAGATGATCCTTTCTGGAATGAGCATCACCCAGGTGACCGTTGGAACTGCAAGTGTTCGCTTGAAGCCACCGATGACCCCGTGGTCCGTCTTAAGGACATGGAGCCAACAAAGCCTCAGAGAGGTCTGGAGAACAATCCGGGCAAGGATGGGCACACATTCAGCGACAATCACCCGTACTTCCCAAAAGGATGTGGCTCATGCCCGTTCAACAAAGGCTTCAAAAACAAGATGGGAACTTTCTTCAGGAATGAAAAGAAACATTGCTATGAATGTGATAAAATAGACAATGCTATGAAGGCTGCCCACAAAGATTTGAAAAAGACTACCGATGTTTTGCCACCTGCTATTGAGACATACGAAGTTTCACATGAAGGTAAAGTCTTTACTTCTCCATATCATGGCGAAAATGAAGTAAAGGAGAACAAGAGGCTTGCTGGATTCATTGCAAACAAAATAGGTAAAAAAGTCTATTTGCTTCCACGACTTGATCCTGGCAATCCAAAACAAGCACATTTGCGTTCTTCGTTGCTTCCTAAAGGAGTGCCTGACAGAAAGAATCCTGATTTCTTCATTGGCGGAATGTTGTTTGATGGAAAGAGCATGATGGATGTGGTTAAGTCCACAGACAAGAAGAAGCACCACAATGACATTCTAAACAGAATGAAATCGGCAAAGAAACAGGCGGACAATATTGTATTGGAGATTCCAACATTTGTTTCAAGAAAAACAATAAGTTCCACAGTTAAGGGATTTTTGAGACAATCTTCAAAAGAAAGGGTTGTTATCGTGAAACATGGAAACAAATGCTATTTCTACAATAGCAAATATATGAAATGAAAAAACGGGGCAAAAGCCCCGCTCGGAGGTTAGAGTCGCATGTCTCAAAATGAGAGTACGGCTCCAACCACTGCAAAGATACAACATTTTTCTTAAACTCCAAACAAAAACAGAAAAAAGATTCATTATGGATGCAAAAAACATAGAAAAACTGGTTGAAAAGGCCAAAGATGACATAATGAGGGAGGTGAATGACCGCCTCCCTCGCAAAGTGGGAGTGATTGCAGTCAACCATTTCAAGCAGAATTTCCGTGATGGTGGCTGGCTTGATGATGGTCTGCATCCATGGAAAAGAGCCCTCAGACAGAAGCAGGGTGGTCCTGATGCCAAGTATGGTCCGCTTACTTCCAGAAGAAACCATCTGATGAGTTCCATCCAGAGCAAGCCCGGTGTCGGTGAAGTCACAATAGAAAATCCAGTCCCATACGCCTCCATCCACAATGATGGTGGAGACATCACCACGCGCCCAACCGTATCACCCAAGATGAGACGCTATGCCTGGCACATGGCTTACTCGCTTGCTGGCATCAACGGGAAAGGATCGCTCCCCAAGGAACTCCCGGAAGAGGCACGCTTGTGGAAGTGCCTTGCCCTCACACGGAAAACGAAAATCACGGTGAAGGCGCACATTCCACAACGTCAGTTCATGGGCGACTCCAAGGAGCTACAGGTGAAGGTAAACAAAACTATTAACGAATCATTGGAGAAAATAAAAGATGGAATTATTTCTTTATCAAATCATTGATCATGTCAAGGAGGGAATGCCTGGTCTTTCCCTCGTTGATGAAAACTACGGCCAGCTGGAGAACATCGACCAGAGCGAGACCGACATGTACCCCTTGACCTATCCGGCTGTGCTCATCGACCTTCAGGAAGCATCATGGAGCAACTTGGAGGGAAAAAGCCAGAAGGGAACCGTCAAGGTGAACGTCCAGCTGCTCATCGACTGCTACGATGACACCCACTATAACAGCGGAACGATGGATGCCATCAAGGAAAGGTCTGCCATGGTGGAGGAACTTCACCGACTCTTGCAGGGCTACCGTCCAAAGGAGGATGGGGCACTTGTGAGGGAAACATCCAAGTTCTACACCGCCAACCATGGCATCAAGGTTTATGAAATGGTCTATTCGGTGGTGGCGACCGACATCATCAAGGAAACGAAAACAATTGCCCCTCCACATAAGGTGATGATTTCACTGAAGAGGCTGTAGAGGTGCGTGGCTTCAACTTGAAGCCTGTGAACAAGGGCTTTTCTATCTTCTTGCCATCCACGGTCACACCAGCCTGGATCATATCCCTGATGATTTGCATGATACGGCTTTCCGAGAGAAAGAACTCTTCCGTGCTCAATCTCTTCAAAGCGTCGTCGAAGCGAAGCCTCTTCACTTCCGTCCAATAATAGTAACGCTCATAAATCCGTATGTTCCTTGTGTTGACAAGATTTCTATCCCTTCCCTTTGGCATGGCTGCAAAAATAATAAAAGAATATCAGATTCTATGTAAAAAAAAGAGACATCTTCTTCTGGATGCCTCTTTTTTAATTCAATATTCAAACGTCATTCTACAAACGACAGAAAGATGGCTCTATCTTGCGCCAAACTCCGTCCTCACCCTTTTGGCTGAAATAGTAGCTCACTACGGTCTCCTTGGTCACGTTGCTCTCACGGAACAGGTTCATAATGCTTGTGTATTCCTCATCATTGAACTTGCCTTCGAGTTGATAGAGCTTGCTGATGCTCGTATAGTTGAACTTTCCATTTCTGTTGCGCTCCAGGAGATTCATGCAAAGCTGGTACATAGGATCATCCTCTCCCTTCTCACTCTTATCGATATAAGCACCAAGGTATTCCATGAGTCTCTGGGCTGCAAGCTCGGCACGCTCATCGAAGCCTTTCACGTCCTGGCTCTTCACCTCCAGTTTGAAGTCGTCCACCACGAGGGTGTAACCACGCTGCTCCTTGGAACGAAGCTTGCCGTATTCCGCCATGACTTCCTTGAATCCCTCGCTCTCCTTGTCGAGCCAGTCACGGAACTTCTTCACGCTCAAGGCGACTCTCACCACCTCATCCTTCACGTTTCTTCCAAAACTTGTGCGAATGCTCTCATAGGCATTGCGCTTGTCAAGTTCACTCTGCTGCTGTTGGGCAGTCAATGTTCTCAGGAGTTCTTCCTGTTGCTCGGCACTGAGGCCTTTCAAAATGTCTTCTGTTGTCATAATTTTAAAATTTTTATTCGTTGTCTATTTTCTTTTTTAGTATCATTCTCAGTTTCAGAGATAACTGCTGCAATTCTTCTATATCAAGATCTGCAAACACCTTACCTGCTATCTTTGGACTCTTGCAATAGTTATTGATGGCTGTCCAGCTGGTAGTATCAACTCCTATTTTCTGCAAGAGCTTCAGGCAGGAACTTCGCTTCTTTCTTCGCTGCTCCACATAGATGTTTCTCTTTTCAGGGAAACGCTTCTCCAGGAGGTTGCAAAGGTCATCATACTCTTTTCGTGTGATTTCCTTCAAGCTCTCGGTTCTTCCTCCAGTAGCAACGCTGACCATTTCTTTCTTCAAGTACTCGTTATCACCGATTTTTGGCACTCGTTTCAAGATGGAGTAGAACCTTGCAAAATTAGTCACTTCTTGCATATTTTACTTTTGAATATTCCATAAAAGAACTTATCATTTATAATAAAATCACACGTCTGCATTTTGTATCTTACGGTGATTTTTAATAATTTTGCATTATTTTTTTCCTTACGGATAGCAATATCTGCAATTCTTTCTTTATACCATTTGATAAGAACGTCTGTGAATTCTTTCCTTTCCTTCCTATCGAAATCTTTTGCACAGGCAATACCTATCTTAATTTCAGCATAACTTTTTTTGCCATCTACCTCGTAAAACGCTGTTATTATTGCTACACCTAATTTTTCCTTGTTCTGTTTCATAATCTCTAATCTTTACAGGTTGGTTTCCACTGGATGCCTATCACTGCATCAAGTTCCTTCTTGCCCTGGCATATCGGGCAGGGAGTCTTCACATGCTTCCCGATCTTGTCAACTCCCCAAAAGTAGCCATTGCCCTGGCAATACTCACAGCGGTGTCCCACACTCACTAATACCTCACGAGTGTCGCCAGTGCGGTCTGGCTTCAGTTCAATCATTCTGTCAACTTTACTCATTTTCAGTTCCCTCCATATTATTTAAATATTCGTTTTTAAGAGCATCCAGTGACATGTCTGTCAGTTTACCAGCTATTTCATCATACATCATCTGCTGATCCATATACGAGAA